GAGGCGGCGGACCTGAGCGCGTGCGGGTCGTTCTCGCTGGCGTGGCGCGGGTTCGACTCCACGATCTTGCGGAAGGCGCGGGCGTCTTCAGCGCAATCCTGAACGCGCTCAATCAGGGCGGTCAGGGCGTCAGGGTCAACGGTGGTGGGTTTTGCCATGTGACAGGTTCCTAAGCTTTGCTTTCAAGATCCGATCGGGCTTAGCCGTAAAACTCGAACTCGGAAAAGTCCGGGTCCTGTAGCCGGTCGATCCATTCCGGGCGATCCGGCATTTCGACGCTTGGCGGGTCGATATCCTCGCCCAAGGAGTCGGCGACTTCGCGAAGGGTGTTCTTCCAGTCCGCATAGGCTTGGCCACGGTCGCCCTCCTGCCAGCGCTCGGACTTTTCGTCGTGGTAGGACTCGGCGTCGTTCGCCTGATCTTCCATCAGCGAACAGGCTTCGGCGCGGGCTTCGTTCAGTTCGGCCATGACCGTTTCAAGGTCCCGCTCGAATTGCTCTTTGAGGGCGTCCAGCCGGTCGAACACTTCGCCCGCCGTGGCGCCCAAGGACGCCAGCGCGTCCAGGGTCTTACGGTCGATTTTCTGCATGGTGATAGGTCTTCCTTGTTGCGGGGCGGATCAGTCCGCCCTCACGCCGTCAGGCCCGCCACGCTTGCGCGCTCGGGCCTTCGGGCGGACTTACTCCGCGATGTGGGCGCCGGTCAGGTGTTGAGCCGCGCCAGGGTCCGTTTCAGGTCAACGATAGCCTTGGTTTCGGGTACGTCGAACAGGTCCGCGATCAGAACAAGTGTCACGGACGGAACGTCTTCACCGTCTTCAAGCCAAGTCGTGTCATCGTTCAGCGCGATCCATTCGAGGGCCGCGCGATAGCTGGGGCGTTTCATGGTTCAGGCTTCCGGGTTGATGGCGGTGAGGGTCAGGGCGTGTTCGGCGAGGAGTCGGCGGATGGCGGCTTCGTCCGTGGTCACGGCATAGTTGCGGCTACAGCCGAGTTTGGCGCTGGACACGTAGCGCGTTCCGTCGCGGTCCATGTGAACCTTGACCAGCTCGCCCGCCAAGTTACAGCGAGGCGCGCAAGGGTGCTTGGCGTCGATCACGTAGCGGGCCGGGTTCATTGGGCGCCGCCTTCCTGGCCCGCCTGAGCGGCGGCGCCCTTGGGCTTGCGCACGCGCTTCGGCGGACCCTTCGGCGGGCGCGTCATGAGTTCCAGAGCGCGGGCGCGCAAGCCGTAGGGGTCCGGGCGACCGGCCAAGCCGAGAACGGTCATAGCCTTGTCCATGGACGCTTCCAGATAGGGCGCGGTCATGTGGTCGTTTCCGTGGATCAGCGCGGCGACCTGTTGCAGCACGGTCAGGGTATGCAAGCTTTTCGCGATGGGCGTTGCAGCGGTGGGAAGGGCCATTGTGGGTTCCGGTCTGATAGGCGCGGGCGGTTGTGCCTCGCACGCCTTAAGGCGGGCCAGCGTTTCCGCCTCCCGCCTTGGCCCCGTAAACCATCCCCTCGCTTTGCTCAGGGATGGTTCCGGGTCTGCTATTGCGGCGCCTCAGGGGCGCAATGTGAACCTGTCAGAGCCTCCCTAGCCAGTGTCCGGTTTCGTCATAGGCGTACAGCACGAACCCGGCGCCGTGCGGCTGGGGAACGTAGGTGGTGGCTTCGTCAGCGATGGTCGCGGCCATGTCCCAAGCCTCGGCTTCGGTCGCGAACACAGCGGCGGGCCAGCGGTCAAGCATTGCGGGCGCCATGATCAGGCCACGTCCTGAGCGGTCAGGGCGGGACCGACGTTCCCGGTCGCGGGGTTGAACGGGTAGCGCTGAGCGTCCCGCTTGCGGACCACGAACACGGCGCCGCCGTCACAGATGACGGTAAAGCTGGCCATGGTTTCGCCGAAGTGGCGCAACGTGTCGGCGCTGAAGAAATAGAACCCGGCTTCCGTGTTGGCCTTGCGGATCGCGGCCAGCGTCCAGCGCTTGCGGTTGTCGCGTTCGGCTTTCATTTCGTCGGCGCGGTCGGTCACGTGTTCGCTGTAGTAATCGGCGCACAGGTCCGCGACTTCGCGGCGCACGGCGACCGGGAACAGCTTGGCCCAACGGTCGGCGCGGTCATGGTCCGTGGCATAGCCTCGCGCGGCGTCTTCCACGTAGTACGACCACGCCTGAGGCGCCTTGCTGGCGTCATAGGTCCCGCGCGCCATGTGGCGAGCGAGGTTTTCAATGATGGCGTCAGCCTTGCGCCCGTACAGGTCGCCGTTGTGGATGGCGTACAGGTAAAGTTCCGTGGCTTCGTGAGTGGTGGTCTGCATGGCGATAGGTCTTCCTTGTTGTGAGCCGCCTTGCTGGCGCCTCTGACGCCTTAAGGCGGGCCAGCTTTTCAGCCTCCCGCCTTGGCCCCGTAAACCATCCCTTCGCTTTGCTCAGGGATGGTTCCGGGTCTGCTATCGCGGCGCGTCTTGCGCGAATGTTTGAGCGGTCAGGCGGCGACGCTGAACAGCGGGCCAACGTCTTCCGCCTGAGCGGGCGCGGGCGGCGTCCAGCGCTTCGCCTCTTCAAACAGGCTTAGCTTGCGGGCCATGATTTCGTCGCCGTTCGGCGCCTTGAACGGGACACAGGCGCGGGCCTTGCTGAACAGTTCCGTGCGGGCTTCCTCATAGCAGGCGGCCCACAGCAAACCGTGTTTCACGTCCAAGCGGCTGATAGCATCGGCTACGGCTTGCGACGTGTCGATCATGCGCTGTTGCGCGCTGAACTTGGCGCGATGCTTCGTCAGGGCTTGCCGCGCCTTGCTGTAGGCGTTCCACGTCCGGTCACAGCTATTCGCGGCCTTGGCGTAAGCTTCGCGGGCGCGCTCGAATTTCAGGGTGTAGGTCATGTGATAGGCTCCAATGCTGGGGCGTGATCGCCCTCTGACGCCTGAAGCCGGACACGCTAGGCGCTCCGGCTAAGGCGGGTTGTCCGCGATGGGTTGGGGATCAGTTGCGCGGGTCGCGATAGAGGCGCCCGCATTGGCTCAGGTCGAAAAGCTGACCGCTGGCGCAAGTCCAAGCGTGTTCGTCATTCGAGCCGATGCGGGAAGCGTCAGCCTTGCGCGCGGCGATTAGGGCGAGGGCTTCGACCACATCGGAAAACGCGGCGCATTGCGCCGTCATGACGGTATCAAGGGCGTCCGCCAGCTTTTCGAGGGCGAGGGCTTCGGAAGGGCTCATTTGTTCGTGTCCGTATGTGATAGGTGAGCCACATACATACGTCAGTCTGACGTATCTGCAAGGGGAAATCGCTAGGCGGGATGCGACATTGTGTCCGCGCGCATACGTGTATGCGGGAGGGTCGCCGCAGGTCGCGTCGTGCTGGGGCGAGGCGATGGCTAGACCGGCGCGAAATTCACAAGATAAGGCTGTAGCAGGCGCGCGAGTTTTGCCGTTCTGGCTTCGCGCCAGGTCGCGCGCCACATTCTCGCGTTCTGGTTTGTTCCAGCCCTTCGCCTTCCTTCGTCATGAGGGCGAGCGCATTGGTTTTGTTGGGTTTTTGCCGCGTCGGGCGATTTTCACCCTAGAAAATCACCCTAGACGCTCAGCGCTTGACGTTCGCGGCGAACGGATTGACGGCGCCGAACATGACGAAAGACCATCGCCCGCGCTGGCCCGGTCACAGGTCAGAATTTGAACCTGATCCGAAGCCCGCGAAAGCGCAACCCGCGCCCGCTGAGCCCAAGGCGGCGCCGAAGGCTAGCGATCCATTGCCGCCCGATGAGTCGGCGGCTGTGGCCGCTCTGGCGTGGCGTGTATGGTCGCGCCAGGGTGACGGCACGCTGACCGACAGTCTCAGCCGCCCATGGTCGTTCATGGTGGTAGGCGAACAGACGAAGGCGTTGCGCGTGGCCTGTGGCGATGCGTCAGCCGACACGCCACAGGACGCGCTAGGCGTGACCGACCCTGACCAGCTAGCCGCCGTGGTGGCGCGCGTCAGCGCCACGGCTGGCGCCCCAGCGCCGGGAGGGTCGCGTGCGCCCGCCTGACCCCCCCGTCCCCTCGCGGGGCGGGGAGGGCCGGGGGCCAGTTAACCCTATTCCCCATTCCCGCGCCGTATCCCAACCCGCTTCACGCGACCCGATGACCCCTCAACCCTATAGCCCGGCGACCCTGGCGGTGTCTGCGGGCAAGCGGGATGGGCGGGCTTTTAATGGCGGGCGTCCTGGCGCTGCTTACGCCCATCGCCCGCATGACCGGGCCATGCGCACGGTGGACGTGTCCTGTGGCGTTCCGCCTGGCGGCGCGCGTGACGTGCGCGGGCGAGCGCACGCGACTCCGCTCGATTGGGATGACCGGGAAGAGGACCGGGAGGGAGCGCGGAGCGCGGACGATCTGTCCGACCGTGCGGAGGACCCGGCGACGATCCTGTGGGTGGAAACCGGGCGCCACACGCGAGGGCCTTGGACATGAATCAGCTTGTGATCATGACCGCGACCATGAAGGACGGCGAGGACGCGCCGCGCTTTGACCGGCTGAGCCTGCGCGAGCGCCGGGTGGTGGTGGACGTGGACACGCCTGAAGTGTGGCTCTCGATAGAGGGGCCGCTGGTGTTCGACGCGCTGAGCGAGGGCGTCTGCCGCCCGCTGAACGCCCTCATAGGCGAGGCGGGCCAGGGCGCGGCGATGGTCCCGATCAGTTGGCTTGAGACGGCTATTCCGGACGTGACGGAGGACTTGGCCACGATCCGCGACAGCGCCTTGGCGGCGGCCCGCGAGGCGGTAGGGATGCGGCTGAACTGATGCCTCGCCCCCCGCCCGCCCTTGGCCCGAATCCGCGCCCGACTGGCCCTCAGTTCGACGCTGAGCAGGCGCCCGCTCAGTTGGACGTGAAGCCGACTGGCCAGACGCCTGAGCTACCGGACGATGAAGACCTGTTGGCCATGTTCGACCGCTGGGACGCGGTGCTGCTGGCGCATTGGTCGGAGTGGACCGAACACGCGCGGGGATGGTTCGACTTCAGGGCCGGGACTCAGTGGACCGAAGTTGAAACTCAGAAGATGGAGGAAAACGAAAAAATCCCTGTTACCTTCAATCTCACAGAGCCGGCTATTGACGCTGTGAATGGTGCGGAAATACAGGACCGGCAACAGGTTCAGTATTATCCTCGGAATATTTCTGTCCAATCGACGGGGATTGCCGATGTACTTACACAGGGAGCCAATTACATCATTGACCAGTGCAACGGCGATCAGGAAGACACGGATGCTTTCCTTGATGCGCTTACGTGCGGTGTTGGATGGACAGAAACCCGCGTGGAAGTCGAGGGGCCGGTGGCGTCGATCATCAAGGAGCGGGTGGACCCGTTGCAGATGAAGGCGGACCCGGCGTCGCGCAAGCGTTGTTTCGAGGACGCCAGATACCTGAAGCGCGAAATCCCCATGTCGGAAGACGAGTTTGAGGATTTCAAGGAAGAGATTGGCCAGCCTGACTTGGAACCGTCCGATCTGGACGGTGCGGATGCTACCGGGAAGCGGCTGACTGTGGTGAACCCGCGCCAGCGCTACACGCACGGCATGTTGGGGACTTCGGAAGACCCTGAAGTGATCGTTTCCGAGTGGCAATGGTGGCAACGCGAGCCGGTCCATATCGCGCCCATGCCGCATCCTTCGGACCCGACTGTGACCAAGCTCTCCCCATTGAGCCCATCGCAACTCGCTCTGGCCAAGGAACAGAATCCCGGTTTGCGTTCAGTGAAAAGCACGCGAAAGGTGTTCTATCGCGCTTTTACCGGCCAGGGCGCCGTACTGTTCAAAGAACAAATGCAAGAGGGTGCGTTCCGCTATCAGTCGATCACGGCCAAACGGGATCGTAACAAAGGGACTTACTACGGCTTGGTCAAGCCGATGGTTGAACCGAACAAGTTCGTCAACAAGCTGTTCTCTGAAGTCCTGCATATCGTCCGCACGAACGCCAATGGCGGGATGATGCTTGAAGAGGATGCGGTGGCGGACGTTCGCCAGTTCGAGTCCAGCTACGCCAACACCGCCAAGATCACGTGGGTCAAGTCGGGCGCGCTCAGCGGCCAGCACGGATCGAAGATGGCGCCCAAGGCGCCGCCCGCCGTGCAACCGGCCCTGTTCCAGTTGATGCAGTTCGCGAAAGACATGGTGACGGCTTGTACCGGCGTGAATGAAGAGGTCTTGGGCCTTGCCGGGCGTGAACAGGCGGGCGTGCTGGAACTACAGCGCAAACAAGCCGCCTACGGCATTCTCTCGTCGTTTTTCGACGCCAAGCGTCGTTACCAGCGCAATCAGGGGAAGTTGCTGCTGACCATGATGCGGCTCTACCTGCCTGATGACTTCATGGTCAGGATCGTGCTCGACGGCGAGCAACAGTTCGTCCCCCTGGCCATGGCCCTACAGGCGGATGAGTACGATGTAGTGGTGGATGAGGCGCCCGCCGCGCCTAATACCAAGGCGCGCGTCGCCGCTGTGCTGATGCCTCTAGTGAATCAACTGCTACAGGCGCAACTCATTTCGCCTACTGTGCTGGCCAACCTGTTCCAATACCTCGATATCCCGGCGTCCGTCGCTCAGACGCTCAGTCAGGCGGTCACGCAACAGGCGGCGGTCATGAGCCAGCCGAACCCCGCCGTCGTGGCCAAACAGCAAGCCGATCTTGAGAACGTCCAAGCGGACACGGCTGAGAAAAAGGCGTCGGCTCAAGGCCATCAAGCCAAGGCGTTCAAGCAAGTCAGCGACGCCCATGTCGATCACGTGCAGTTGGCCGCTCACTTCATGAAAGACACGACGGCGCCGGGGCCGGTCGCGCCGCCGCCAGGATCGGCGCCCATGGGCGGCCCGGTTGCGGGCGGGCCAGCGCCGCCGATGACCATGCCACGGCCTCAGGCGCCCCCTGTGCGTCCTGGCGTGCCGATGGCGCCCAACCCTGGACGCGCGCCCGCTGCGGGTCCGCCAGGTGGAATGCCATCAGCGGGAGGCGGACGTGTCTAAGGCTGACGAACTCACGGAAGAGGTTGAACGGCTGATCCGTGAAGTCGATTACGTTCGCGGCGTGGCGCAAAAGTACATCGACAAGCTGCGGGATGAAGAACAAGCCTATCGTGAATTAGAACGGCTGACGCTGAACTTGATCAGGGTTTTGGAACAAGAGCATCAGTCAATGTGTCCCGCGAACACTTGTACCTGTGATCTGGCTGAAGGCGTTCGCCTTTCATCCGAACGGGTCATGAAAGCGATCCGCCAGAGGGCCGAGTCCTATGTCTGAAGAGGCGATTGTGGTTCTACAGCGGGAAATCAACTGGCTCGATCATTACGAAGGCCAGTTGGACCGCCAACTTGAGGTCTTCCCGCCCGATTCCAAGGACGCCCATGGCGCCCGTCAGGCGAAAGACGTGTGCAAAGGCCGGATCAAGGCGCTTCAGGCGGCTATCAGCGTGCTTCAGCGCCATGACCATCCGTCCGGACTGCCAGGGATGAGGCCATGAGCGGACCCGCTGAACTTGAACGTGAAGGCCAGGACGAAGGCGACGAATCCGAAGTCGAGGAAACCGAAGGCCAGGACGAAGGCCAGGAAGACGGCGACGGCGAGGGCCAGGAAGACGGTGAGGGGCGAAAGCCAGCGACCGATTGGGAGAAGCGCGCCCACAACCATGCGGGACAGGCGGCGCGCGAGAAGTCCCGGCGCCGCGCTGCGGAAGCCAGGAACGAAGAACTTCAGACCCGTTTGGACGCCCTTGAACGGCGGATCGGGGGCCAGCCCGGCGAAGACGAACTATTGGCCCTGATCGGTCAGATTCCGGACACGATGGACGATCCGGTGGGCGATCTGGCCCGCATCAAGCAAGCCCTGAAGCTGTATGGCCAGCGCGAGGCCGATCAGGGCCAGCGTAATCAGCAACAGGCGTTCTTTGACCGCGAAGTCGGCAAGCTCAGGACGGCCATGGGCGACGCTGAAGCGGATTTCGCGGTCGATCATCCGGACTATTTCGAGGCGGCCAAGTTCTATCGCGACGCGCGGGCCGAAGAACTGCGGGATGCGGGCTATTCGGGCCGGTTCTTGGATCAGAAGTTGGCCGATGACCTGTTCGGGCTGGTCAAGATGGCTCAGGACAGTGGCCAGGACCCCGCTGAACGGGTCTATGCGCTGGCCGCCCGCCGCGGGTTCAAAACCGGCGCGAAAAAGACCAACGCCAACCTTGATAAGCTGGAAAACGCCGCTGGGACCGGCGTTCGCCCGGTCGCTAGACAGGCGGGCGGGACGCTTTCGTGGGGCGACGTGGCCAAATTGGACGGCGCCGCTCGCGACAAGGCTTGGGCCAAGCTGCGCGAGCGCGAGAAGGGGCGCAAATGAGCCCTGAGAACCTGACCATCGCTGACCGTATCCTGCCTTGGCGCTATGTCGCGTGCTTGAAGCGCCACGGCTATGTCCCGGCGCTGACCGATGGCGACCTTGAGGCGCTGTTGAACGACGCCCGGCGCCAGGGTCATGCCGCCGCTCTGGCGATGGCGGCCCGCAAACCATGGGCGGCGGATATCCTGACGCGAGCGAGGGCGGAATGACGCGCGTGCTGGCCTGTGGCGGACGGACATTCCGCGACGCGCGGGTGGTGCGCCGCACGCTGGACAAGATTCATGCCGGGACGCCCATAACCTGTCTGATCGATGGCGGCGCCAACGGCGCCGACACGCTGGCCTTCGTGTGGGCGGGGGATCATCAGATTGAGCGGCTGACATTCGAGGCGGATTGGGACCGCTACGGCAAGGCGGCTGGCCCGATCCGCAATCAAAGGATGCTGCGTGAGGGCGCCCCTGACTTGGTGGTCGCCTTTCCTGGCGGTGTTGGGACCGCGCACATGGTTTCGATTGCTCGGGAGGCTGGCGTTCGCGTGATCGAAGTCGATTCCGAGGGGAACAGTCATGACAGGTCAGAAACCCGAGACGAAAACCGCGACTTTGGTTTTTGAAGATGATTTCGAGACGTTGGACTTCAACAAGTACCTGACGCGATGGTGGTACACGGACCCGAACGCGCCCGGCTGTTCCTTGCCGTCGAACGGCGAGCTTCAGCTATACATCAACCATGAGGGGCCGCCGCCGCTGGCGGCGACGCCCTGGACGGTCAAGGACTCGGTGCTGAGCCTGACCTGTGCGCCCGCCTCGCCCCTGGTTGATGACGGCTTTGGCAACGCCTACGCCTATACGTCGGGGATGCTGAACAGCTATCCCGGTTTCTGGCGCGTCTACGGGTTTTTCGAGGCGCGCATGAAGATGCCGCCCGGCGCCGGGTTGTGGCCCGCCTTCTGGCTATTGCCGATGGACGGGTCCTGGCCTCCCGAAATCGACGTGGTTGAGTGGCTAGGGGTTGAACCCCTGGTCCGCCACTGTGGCAATCACAGCAATTCGGGCGGCTGGCATTGGACTCAGGACGGGTCGCACGCGATTCCGGACGGGTCGGCGGACTTCCATGACTACGGTGTCGATTGGCAGATGAACGACATTTCGTTCACGTTCGACGGCGTGACCGTGGCCACGTTCCCGACGCCCCCGGACATGCATGGGCCGATGTACTGGATTCTGAACCTCGCTCTTGGCGGCTGGGGCGGCCCGCCAAGCGACACGACGCCCTTCCCGGCCTCGCTAGAGGTCGATTGGGTGCGGGTCTATGACGTGAATCCCTACACGGACGAACCTGTCCCGCCTGAGCCACAGCCCTTGCCGCCCGGCAAGGAATATCCGCTGGATAACCCCTGGTCAGCCATTGACCTGACCGGCGTGTACCAGCCCGGCGACCGGGTGACGTTCAATTTCGCCTATGACTTCTATCAGGTGATTTTCGACGGTTTCGATTCCTACGTGTGGGTGCGCCAGCAAGCCAACCTGACCCTGGCCTGTGTCCTGCCGGGCCGGGTTGATGCGCTCGGCGTGCAGACGCCTGACCAGCGCGGTTTCAACCGGGGGCTCGGGCGCCGTGACTGACGTTCTACCGGAGGAATTGGTGCTGCGGTGGCTGGCCGACGATGACCGGGGCGGCCTTTACGGCGAGTGCAAGAGCAAGGCGCTGGACAACCTTGTGAAGTCCGGGCTGGTCAAGTTGCCGGAACCGCTGACCGATTGGGGTTATGTGACTCTGACCACGGCGGGCTGGCGGGCTTTAGGATGGGCGAGCAATCCCCTTGAACCACATGACGGTGTGGAAGCTTCTGAGGGCCAGGAAGAACCTCGATTGGCTGATCCGGAATCTGGACGATCCTGAGCGTGACCTGATCCGGCGCCATCTTCCTGAAGGCATGACTTGGGCTCAGGTCGAAGCGGACCTGAAGGGCCTGAACAAAGCCGTTCGGGCGACGCTGTTGTTCATGGGCGTTGGCGTTGAACCGTGAGCGCGAGCTAGAGGCTGAAGTTCATCGGTTGCGGCGGATGCTGCACGCTGAGCCGCAACGGCTGAAGGTCGCTCGGTTGGAAATCCGCCTCGGACTGACGCTGCATGAAGCGTCCATCGTGGCGGCCCTGTTCGACGCCGGGTGCGCGTGGCTCCCTGCGCATCGGCTGTTAATGGCCCTTCCCGATCCGGAACGGGGGCGCAATTCGACCGCGATCACGCGGCTGATCGGCCAAATCCGGGCCAAGCGCGGCGAGCATTTTATCCTCGGAAAATATGGCGAAGGGTACACTTTGGGGGCGCCGGGCGTGCGGGATTGCCGGAAAGCGTTGCCCGAATGGCTTGAATGATGCCCGGTGAACTTGATGCTGAACGGCGGCTGGCGGCGCAACTGGCGCGGGCCAGGATGCGGGTGGCTGACCTTCAGCGCCAGTTGAACGCGCTTGAACTGGCGCGGCGACAGGCGGCCCCGGACTGCGGGCGCGGGAACCACGATATCGAGGTCATTGTCGGCTGCGGGCCGTGCGCCTTCACCATTTACCGATGCCGCCGCTGCGCTGAAGAAGAATGGCTGTAAGACGCATTTTGTGGGCCTGAATTTGCGGGGAAAGCGCAAAACCTTGCTCCGGCGGTTCGGATGGGCCATTTTGAGCGCGGATCGTTTTACGGTCTGTGGGTGTGATAGGCCCAAAACCAACTCGACGGCCTGCCCGGCTTTCCCCGCCAGGCGGGCCGCCTTTTTTCAAGCCATTGACGAATCCCGCGAACGCGCGCACGGCGCCGTTCTCGCTTGGCTAGCGTCAACAGCCGTGCGCCGCTAGGGGCGGTAAAGCCTAGCATCGGGGACCGCTACGTCAGGCGCGGTGAAGACTTCCAAATCTTCACATCAGAGGTCCCCCGATGGCGACCACTAACTATGGCGTGAATGCGCCTGAAGCCGTCAAACTGTGGCGGTCACAACTGGCTCGCGAGGCTCTTAAGGCCACGTGGATTCAGAAGTTCATTGGAGATAGCTCGGACGCTATCGTTCAGGTCTATGACGAAACCTCGAAGGGCGCCGGGGACCGGGTGACGGTCACGTTGCGGATGCAGCTTACCGGCGACGGCGTTCAGGGCGATGCGACCCTGGAAGGCAACGAGGAACCGCTGACCACCTACACGGACAACCTGTTGGTCGATCAGCTTCGGCACGGTGTCCGGAGCGGCGGCAAGATGACCGAACAGCGGATTCCCTGGTCGATCCGCGAAGAGGCCATGATGGGCCTCAAGGATTGGTGGGCGGGGCGTCTCGACGTGTCGTTCTTCAATCAGGTGTGCGGCTACACGCCCGCTATCGACGTTCGCTATACCGGGATGAACGCGATCATCGCGCCCGACGCGAACCACATTTATCGCCCGAACAACAAGGCGGCGGATGAAGCGCTGGCGGCTGGCGATGAGATGAACCTCGCCGTCATTGACCAGCTTGTGCAGTCCGCCAAGCTTGGTGGCGTGACCACCAATGGCCCTGTGATCCGTCCGGTGAACGTGGACGGGGAAGACCGCTATGTGGTGGTCATGCACACCAAGGCTGTGACTCAGCTTCGGTCCAACACCAACGCCGGTCAGTGGCTCGATATCCAGAAGGCGGCGATGACCGGCGACGGGTCGGCCCGTAATCCGATCATGACGGGCGCGCTCGGCATGTATAACGGCGCGGTGCTGCATGAATCGACCCGCATGACCAGCGGCGTCAACAGTACAACCGGCGTTCCGGTCACTACAGCCCGCCGTGCGGTGCTGCTTGGCGCGCAAGCCTGTGCTATTGGCTTCGGCGAGGGCCAGTCGTTCAAGTCGTTCGACTGGAATGAAGAACTCTTTGACTATGGAAATCAGCTTGGTGTGGAGGCTGGCGTGATCCATGGACTTAAAAAGCTGATTTTCAACTCGGCTTCATTTGGCGTGATCGTCGCCTCGACTTTCACAAGCTAGGAGGGTCCGATGGCGACCGGAGGCCGAAAGTCTCAACTTCAGTGCATCCATCAAATCTCGATCCTGCTTGGCCCGAACACGCCTGTAGCGGGCAACATTGGCGTCCTACCGGCTGGCGCCCTGCTGCTGACTGCGCACCTGAGCGTGGGGACGGTGTTCAACTCGACAACCAACACGGTGTCGGCGGGGATCGGCGCGGGCGGGACGCAACTGCTGAACGCGATCAGCCTGACGGCGGCGGCGCGGACCGACACGCCAGCGCCGGTCGCGAACCAAGGCCCGCTGACGGCGGACACGCCGATTACCTACACCCTGGCCTCAACCGGCGCGGCGCCGACACAGGGCGCCGCCGTCCTGGCGGTGGACTACATCGCGGCGGTTGGCTGAGCCCAAGGCGGTGCGCCGATGCCTTATTCGACGCTCGGGGACATGCGGACCCGCATCATCAACGAAACGGTGCGGGATGACCTGACCGACGAACTGGCCGTCGATCTGGACAACTGCATTCAGAAGTCCATTGACCATTACGAATGGGAGCGTTGGTGGTTCAACGAAGCCCTGGTCACGGTCAACTGCACGCCAGGGTCGATCTACGTTCCGATTGATCCGACCGTTCGCCGCATTGACGCGATCCGCTGCATCATCGGCGGGGTTCGCTACAAGATGACCGAACGTCAGGTCGATTGGCTCATGGCCGCCTATTCGACGCCCGTTGTCGGCCAGCCGACTGAATGGGCCACGCTGGTTGATCAGGTCATGGTCTACCCGAACCCGAACCTCGCCTATCCCCTGCTCATGGAACAGATAGTGCAGGTTCAGCCGCCGCTTGATTTCACCATTCCTCAGTCCAGCAATCGTTGGACGAACGAAGGCGCTGACCTGATCGTCGCTCGCACGAAGATGATGCTTTACCGGGATTATCTTTCGGCCACGGCTCAGGATCAGCGGTTGGGCAACGCCATCGGCCAAGAAGACGAGGCGTATACTGAACTCCGAAGCTTCTCAAATCGGCGCATGTCGATAGATCGGGTGTTGCCCGGATGGTGACGACGGTTCCCGCAATCTCGGCCCTGGTCGAACCGCAAGCGCCGATGTGGGCTCAGCGGATGGTGCTGCATTTCCTCGATTTCTTCATGCCGCTGCAACAGCGCGAGCCGATGCCGATTTGGACGTGCGCGAAGGCGAAATTGCCGCCCGCGACAGCCTACCCGAACACCATCGTCATCGTCAGCGATCAGAATGAACTAGCCGTGTCCCTCGGCGGGTCCTGGCTCAAAGTCACAATGGGAGGGCCGGTCTGATGGTCAGGCTTCCGATGAAACGTGGCTTTCCACCTGGCGGGCGGCCTCAGGGCTTGCTTGAGCCGCTTCAGACGCCTGCGAACCCGATGCCGTTTGTGCAGTCCGTGAAGCCGCCGCTGGGGGCGTGGCCTTCGGTCGGCGGCAACCTGTCGGGCGCCAAGCGGCCATGGACCCCGGCGAAAGGCGTGAGGATCAAGCGATGAAGAAAGGAACTCCGGTCCGGAAATCCGGATCGTTCGGCGGCAAGTCGAACAAGCTCGGTTTTGGCGGGCGAGCCGCGCAACTGAAGGCTCAGGGCGTCCCTGGCGGCGTGATCGGCAATCTGGCGCGCAAGGCTCAAGCGGCGCCGGGCCAGAAGAACTATCACGGCGGTAAACCGGGAGCGTCGAAAGGCAAGCGTTAGATGCCGTCCAGCTACACAGCTTCAGCCCGGTTCACCCTTCAGGCGACCGGCGAGAACAACAACACGTGGGGCGTGATCCTCAACAATGGCGTGTTCCAGCTTGTTGACGACACGATCAACGGTCGGCTCGGGCTGACGGTATCGGGAACCCGGACCCTGACGACGGCGCTGGGGGCGACCGACGAAGCCCGGATGCGCTTCCTTGACGTGACGGGTGGCTCAGGCGGGACCATCGCCGCGCCATCCGTGGCCAAGGGCTATTATGTGCGCAACGGCGCTGCGGGTCCTGTCTCACTGTCGGCGGGCGGGACGGTGGCGACATTCCAGCCGGGTGAAGCCGGGATGGCGCACACGGACGGCGCGACCTTCTATCGGGATTCCATCGGCGGCCTGTCGATCAAGGCTTATGTCGATCAGAACATCATGGCTTCGGCGATCACCACGCCCCCGATCCTGGGCCACGGCGGGCAGGTGCTTTCAACCGATGGCGTGGCCACGAATATGTGGACTTCGGCTATCACTGGCCCGTTCAGCGCCGCCCAAGGGCTGACCAGTGGCGACGGGACCAACGTGGCGACCGTCACGCTGAACGGCGCGGCGCTTCAGCCGAAATACGTTTCGATTGAGACGGCGGGAAAGTGGCGCTGGAATCTCGGCGCCGATCAAACCAACGAAGCCGGGGCGAACGCGGGGAGCAATTTCTTCCTCAATCGGGTCGCTGACGACGGCGTGACACAACTAGGGACGGCCCTAGCCATCGACCGGGCGAGCGGCGCGGCGACGTTCGGGGGCGCCCTGACGGCGGGCGCGACCACGCTGGCCAGCGCGAACGTGACCGGGACCACGACGCTAGGCGTCGTGAATACGGGTAATCTCGGCGTCACTGGCACGTTGAATGTGACCGGAACGACTGCGCTCGGCACGATCACGGCGACCAACTTGACCGTCAACGGCGATGCGGCGGTCACAAATGACCTGTATATGACCCGGTATATCCGGTTCACGCCAAATGGACTGAACTATATTCTTGCTAACGGCGGTTCTTCGTCACAAATCATTTTGCAGGCGAACGGTGTTAATGCTCTGACTGTTTCGCCAGCCGGGGTTGCAACAAGTGTCGGGTTTACCTCAAACGCCGGAATGGCCGTTAATGGCGGCAACCTAACTGTCAATGGCGATATCTATGCTGAGCGGACGGGCGCGGCTGCTAATACCGGCGTCATTTTCCTCGGCAACGCCGGGGCTTATCTCTATTTCGACGGCGCGACCTATAATTTCAACGGCGGTCATAGCCTGAATGTGACGGGCGGGAGCATCGGCAGCGCCGCCTTCGGTTCTTTCGGCGGCGCCCCGCAAGGCGGTTACAACAACGTCGGCGTGCTGTGCGCCCAATCCTACACAGGCGGCGCCAACGGTTACGCCGGTCACTTCTACTGTCCTGGCGGCGGCTGGGGCGCCCTGTGGGGCCGGGTCGATGCGACCACGCAATATCTCTACATTTGCGCCTATCAGGGGAGCGTGGTCGGTTCGATCACGACAAGCGGGACCGGCCTTTCGTTCAACACCACGTCAGACGAACGGCTGAAGGACTTCACTGGCGACTATTCAGCCGCCGACGCCAGCGCCATCATTCAGGCGGACCCGGTTCGGACCTTCACATGGAATGACCTGACCGAAATGCCGGGTGTGGCGGCGGTCGGCTGGGGCGCGCAAACCTCCTATGCGGTGTCGCCCGATCTGGCCTCGCCCGCCGCCGACGAAACCTTGGATGAGAACGGCAAGCCCAATCATTTGTGGGGCATGGATCAGGGCAAGCGCACGCCCTATCTGTGGGCGGCCATGGGCGCCCCTGGCGGAATCCTTGACCGGCTGGCCACACTAGAGGCTCAGGTGGCGGCGCTGATGGCTCAGGCGCCACCCGCCAGGCGGGGCGCCACATGAACGTCCCGTTCCAGCCGCAACAGGGCCTTGTGGCCATAGATACGCCGTTCAACGCGCAAGGCGGGTGGGCGGACAGTTCGCTGATCCGGTTCTTTCAGGGCTCATGGCAAACCAAGGGCGGCTGGGAGCGGCTGAGCCTGCAACAGCTTAAGGGCGTCTGTCGCTCATGCCTCGCGTGGACCGACTTCACTGACGTTCTGGCCATTGCCTTCGGCTTGCACAACGGCCTTCAGGTCTGGCGCGATAGCCTGATCTATGACCTGACCCCGACGCCTTGGACGGACGGCCAAATCGACGGGACGGGCGGGCGCGGCTACGGGACCGGCGCTTGGAGCGTGGGGAACTACGGGGTCGAAAGCGCCACGGAATATTGGCCGCTCACATGGTCCCTGGCGACGTGGGGCGACCTTCTGATGGCCAACCCGCGCAATCGGGGAATCTACCAATGGGACGGGACTTCAGGCGATATCCTGACCCTGGTTCCGAACGCGCCCGCTGAAGTCACGTACATGCTGGTCACGCCACAGCGCATGTGCATGGCGCTCGGCTGCAATGAAGAAACCTCGGGCGTGTTCAATCCGCTGTGCATCCGCTGGTCCGATATCGAGGACAACACGGACTGGACGACGCTCCCGACGAACAACGCGGGCGAGTACATCATTGAAAGCTTCGGGCGGATCGTCACGGCGCGGGTCATGGGCGATTATGTCCTTGTGTGGACTTCAACCGGCCTGTTCCTCGGGACCTTCCTCGGCAATCCCGGTCAGACGTGGAAATTCGAGCGGATCGGGAACAACTGCGGCTCGATATCGCCGGGGGCGCCCCTGGTGGTGAACCTCAACTGCCTGTGGGTGGCGGAAGACCTGACTTTTTGGAGCTACAGCCTTGGCGGGGTCCCGACGCAAATCGCCTGTCCCCTGCGCTCGGGCTTCGTCAATAACCTGACGCCGGGCCAGTCGGACAAGATCGTGGCCAGCGGGGTTTCGGCCTATCAGGAAATGGGCTGGTTCTACCCGGATCAGCGCGACGGTTTCGAGTGTTCGCGCGCCCTCTATGTCGGGCCTGACGGCTGGAACCGGGACACTCAGGCGCGCACGGCTTGGATCGACGCTGAACCTCAGTCGAACCCGATAGGGGTCGATCCGACCGGCAACGTGTACCTGCACGAAAAAGGCAACAGCGCCGATGGCGGCCCGATCACCGGCTATATCCAAAGCGCTGATTTCTACATCGGCGAAGCGGACGGCGGCGTCATGATCAATGGCATGTGGCCCGACTTCAAAGACCAGCTAGGGCCAGTGACCATGACCATGTTCCTGAGGAACCATCCTCAGGCGATGAACATCCGGACACACGGCCCGTACACCTTGCCGCCCGGCCTCGAAAAGAAATCGTTCCGGGCCTCAGGCCGCCTCGCACAGTTGCGGTTCGATTGGTCGGCGGGGCCAGTGTTCGTGCGCGGCGGCAAACCCGAGTTTGACGTGAGCCCTGTCGGCGGGCGTTGATCTTTGGCGCGAACGGGTTCACCGGGCCTTGAGCCATGGACGGTGAAGTGTTCGACCCCCCTGGCTCTGAGCCTGAACTGATCGACCTGAACACGACGGTCGATCCCCT